AAACAAGACATTAGGAATATCAGACCATATGGAATACAAAAAACGGTATTATTGAGGGAATAATAAAATATAAAGACCTATCCAATCATTCAAACGGTGTAAGCGCACCTCTGATTCGGACAGGCCTTTATACATACATATGATAGCAGAAAACGCTACAATAATTATTTTACATAGAACAATATTAATGGTCAAGAGATTTTTCTTTATAGTATGTCTTTAGACGTAAATTAATTAATTCTTGGTTATATCCGAGCAGTCTTGAAAGTTGCTCAGTGGTATAATATCGGTTTTCTGTTATTATTTCATCTGGTATCAGTAAATTTACAGCAAAAGTATTGGCTTCTATTTCCAGTTTATCTACAGAAAGTAAGGTTTTTGATCGTAGAAACGGAGTTGAGGCATTAGGATGCATAACAGCATGTCCCAATTCATGGGCGCATGTATATTTGGCATCGTGTTTATTGAGTGAAGAATTAATGTGTATCTGTTTCATACGTAATGGATTATTATAATATCCATTAATAGAGCCTAATTCTTCATGATAAACGGCAATTTTTAATGCATTTGCCAATTCAAAAGGATCGGAAGTATTATATTTTTTGGTTAAATGTAAAACAATATCTTTGATGTTTAAAATAGCAATCACTTCCTATTCTTTGTCAGACCTATATTTTTTGGGAGTAAATTTTTTGGCATTGATTTTAGCAATTTTTATACTGTTTTCTAAGCTTGCTTTTAAAAGCTCTCTTGTGGTGTCGTCGAGCGGTTCACCAGAGAACATAAGTCCTTCTTGTGCGTCAAGAGCGGTAAGGGTGTTTTCAAGACGTTTGGCAATATCTTTTTCATCTTTAGAGTTTAAAGATATTGTATCAGAATCAGCCTTTCCAGTCACTAAGTAATTAATGGAAACATTGAAGTAGGATGATAATTTTTGAAGAACATCTGCACTTGGAGAACTATTTCCCCATTTTGATGAAGCACCGTTGCTGATGCCTATATCTTGTTCCATTTTTCGCTGGGATACGCCTTTTTCTTTACATAATAATTTGATGTTATCCAATAATGCCATAATATTCCTCCTAATCGTGTTGGAAAATTTTCAGCAAAAGTATTGACATACTGAAAATAATCTGTATAATGAACAATGTGCAGAACATAATCAGTATTACTGCTAACGTATGTTCGCGTTGAGAATATTTTATTATATTAGGAGAAAAAAGTCAATAGACTTTGCTGAATATATTCAGAAAACAACCTAATAAAATCAGTGTTTCAAACACATTGTATTTTTTATAGCTATTTTTAAGGAAGGAGAAGAAAAAATATGGATTATTTAATTACAAATCCAAATAAACAAGTTTTTATCAGGCTGGATAATAATGGTAGACCTGAAACTTGTGGAAGAGAAACAGCTCAAAAATTTGAAAGTTCAAAGGCAAAGAACATAGTGGATCATTTGCCAAAAACACTAAAGCGTTTTCACTTTAAACCACAAGCTATTCCAGAGATTGTACCACAGGTAAATAAAAATATTGTCAAAGAAATGGAGAAAAATATTATTCAAGGAAATGTTGACTATGAAGTGACAGAAAACATTACACAATGGTTGGACAAGTTTGGAAGTTGTGCAGATGTTTTGAATGAGGCAAAGGAACGACAAAAAGCATTACTTCAACAGTTGGAAGATACTGACAATAAGTTGCTTGATATATTACATAAGATCGAACTTGAACCATCTAAAGATTTATACCATGGTTGGTTGTTATATAAAGAGATAAAAACCAATCGAAAAAGTAGAAGAATTATAAAAGATGAACTGATTATAATTCAGGATGTGCTTGAAAAGGTGAATGTATTTTGGCTAAGCCGGGAACGAATACAAAAAGCGGTTGATGGTCTTTTTAAGAGAAAATACAGATTTAGAATTATAGAAGAGGAGGAGAAAGCAGAATGTGGTGTAGAAAATGTAATATTATAATGAGCATTTCAGGAACTTCATATCATCCAAAAGAGAATAAGAATGATAAAGGTTATCGAAGATATGATGAGTGTCCGAGTTGTCATTATAGAAAGTATTATAATGGGCTGAATTTTCAGGAAGTGATGAATAGAGAAATTCAGAAAAGTAGAAGTAAGTAACATACATATATTGCCAGGAAGGTGTATCAAAATGGAACAGATATTATCTAGATATTATCAGAATAACGCAAAAAAACTTCATAAAGTGGTTGATAAAATATTGTTAAAATTTGGTGGTCTATCAGACAAGGATTTAGATGATTTCTATTCACTTGCCAATGAGGTGTTTGTAGATGTCATCAAAAGGTATGATAATTCACAGTCATTTGATGCGTTTTTATATTCATGTCTTTTAAATAAGATTAAGTCTGAAATGACCAAAAGAAATCGGGAAAAGCGAAAAGCAGATAGAATGTCTATTTCAATTGATACGCCTGTTGGCGAAGATAAAAGCCTCACATTGGGAGATACAATTGCAGATGACTTTAATGTTGAGAGGGAAGTTTTAGAAGATAATGAAGAAGAATATAGCAGTAAAATGCTACTTTATCTTAGCAGACTTTCGAATCTCCAAAAAGAAGTTTTGAAGCTCAACATAGCTGGTTATCTTCCAAACGAGATCAGGGAAGAATTACATATAGATGAAAAAGAGTATGCAGATTGTTATGCTGCTATTCATTCATATAGAAATGTTTCAGTTTTATTTTAATAGTAGGAGGAAGTTAAAAATGGCAAGACCTAGAAGACAAACATATCCATTGAAAACGTATTTAGACGACAATAAAAGTGGTGATATTTCTAATAATGCTGATACGCAGAGGAAACCAGCCTGGAAACCAATAATAGATGGACTTATTGTGACAATTCTCACAGACGATTATATTCCTCCTATTATTCTTGCAGAAGAAGATAGTAGCCAATTAGATATTGTTGATGGCGGAAGTAGAACTGCAGCATTTATGATGTTTAGATATGGGAATCACAAGATTTCCTCTTCCGTCGAAAATTCAGTTATTTCATATAAGAAAAAAAATAAAGATGAAGATGGGAATATTATTTGGGAAGATGCTACTTTTGATATCAGAGGAAAGACATATGATCAACTTCCAGATGAATTAAAGAAAAAATTTAATGGATACCAACTAGAAACGGTTATTCATGAGAATTGTGATAAAAAGAGAATTGCAACATATATAAAACGTTATAATGAGCATTCTTCAATGAATACAAATCAGAAGGCGTTTACATATATAGATAAGTTTGCTGGAAAAATTAACAGGATTGTTGAAAGTGGTTTCTTTATAAATAATAAAGTTTATACAGATAGCGATAAAAATAAAGGATATATAGAAAGAATTGTTGTAGAAACAGTTATGTGTATGAATCACTTTGACAATTGGAAAACTCAACCGAAAACGGCTTACAAATACCTTAATGATAATTCAACCGAAAATGAATTTGATGATTTAGAAAGTAACTTACATAGGTTGGAGAATGTTATTACATCTGACATTATGGATATTTTTAATAAAAAGGATTCTTTCATTTTCTTAACACTTTTTGATAAATTTACCAAACTCGGAATTGATGATCTTCAGTTTGCAGAGTTCCTTAGAGAATTTAAAAGCAATTTGAGAGAGTCATCTAAGAATCAAAAAGGGTTATTATTTGATGAGATTGATAAAGATGCAAGTACAAAGGACAAGCAAGTTGTTTCAGAGAAGTTAGGTATGCTCGAAAGATTAATGCTGGCATTTTTACATAGTAATGAATCCCAGGAAGAGGAAACTGTTTCTAACGAAAGCAATATCACAACCACAGAAAATGAGTCTTTCATTGCTGATATTCTTAATATGGATATTAATGAAGTTGTTGAAAATATGGAAGTATATAATGAGACACTTGATGGATTGGCTGAGAAAACGATTAGAGATGGATCAAAGCTTCTTAATATTGAAAATCGTAAATCATTATTGGCATTAGTAGCATATTCGTATGAACGAGACGCTGATTTAGATGAATGGTTAGAACAATATGCTGCAAAGAATAATATGTATTTCCCGGATCAGAGAAAGAATTTCTTACATATGAAGAAAGATTTTATAAGTTACATAGAGACTAAGAAAAAGTAAGTTAGGAGGGAAATTATGGGATTGAATATTTCTGAACAGGAAACTTCTGTCAGTTTTGCGTGAGACAGTGATATTTGCACTGTTTACACATCGGATAACACTATTATGACTAAGCTTGATAAATTGGCAGAGAGTGATAAATCGCCACACTGGAAACTAAAAGAAGAACATAGGTTGATTAATGGCGAACTAATTGGCAAGACATACGAAACACATAAGCGTTTGATTTCGTTTAGAGCAAATATTACTACGAGAGAAATATCAGAAGAACAAAAAGAAGCCGCAAGCGAAAGATTCAAACAGATGTGGAAAGATAGACAAGAGAATAAAGAAAGTGAGGGAGTTGAAATATGACAAGAGTAATGAAATTATCTGATATCAGGATTAAAGGATCATTTGAGAATTCTATTCCAAATGACTATAAGATGGCGCAATGTAGGGAGTATTGGAATCAACATCATATGTATCTTCATGATATTGTTGTGAATAACAAAGGTTATCTTGTAGATGGGTACATTCAATATTTAGTGCTTAAAGAAAATGGTATAGAAGATATTACAGTTAAAGATTTCGATAAAAGGGTACACAAGAGAAGAAAATCAATAGTAAGAAAGAGTGACAAGAAAAAGTCAAAGTCTTATAGAGATATTGAAACCCTTTATATATTTGGTATTCACCCAGGAAGAGGAAATAAAGAACGAGTTTGGAGAGCACCAAGTAAGTTTCAGAAAGAATGGGAAGACATTCTAAACATTGGTGATATTGTAATGGTAAAAACAAAACGTGGAAATGCACCGATTAAGGTTACAAGAATTGAGAGATTATCTGAATGTCCTGTAGACATTCCAGTAAAGAGGGTTATAAAGAAGATTACCAAATATAACAAAGAATAAGCATGAAAGTGAGAAAGTAAAGAATGAGTATGATTACGGATGCGATTAAAGTAGCAAGAAAATACTACAATGATAATACATATTATCATGCAATGAGAGTTATGGCAAATGTAGTAAATGACAATTCGATTCCAAAGGAAAAGATGGAAAGATGTATAGTATTGGCGATTATGCATGATTTACAGGAAGATACGGAATTTGATTATCTTAAAGATTCTTCAGAAGAACTTTATGATTCTTACACAGAGGGATGCCTTAAGGTTCTTACAAGAGATAAGGAAAATGTTTCGTATGAGGATTATTTAAGCAATATTAAGAGCAATTACAATTCTTATCCAGAAGCATATTGGGTCAAAATGGCAGATATGAAAGATCATTTATCAGAAACAGAGACGTTGACTAATGAATTAAAAGAAAAATATTTAAAGGCATTGCCGTACTTATTATAGGGAGGTTTATGATAATGTTATATATGAGTAATGATAGAAAATATGTATTTGATACTGAACAGGAATGTTGTGAATATGAACAAAGAGTGAAAAAGGAAAAAGCAAATAGGGAACAACGTGAGAAATTGAAAAAGATAAAAAATACATATGAAGAGTTAGAAAAATTAGTATTAGAATATGGACAAATTTATGGCGTTCAGAATGAAATATGCTTTATGCCTACATGTAGTTTTATAGATGCATTGTGTTAAAAGCCGCATTTCATTGGCAAAATTGGAGGTATAAGAATGAAGTGTAAATATTGTGGTAGTGAAACTATTGAAGAACCACAGGATTTTGCAAAAGATTTAGATCCATATGATTTAGTATATGGCGACTGCCAACATAAGTGTATTAATTGTGGTTCTATCGGATATGAGATTTTTGGTCATGGAATCAGATGGGAAGAGAACAAACAATGAGTAAGAGTATGAGTGATAAAAAGATAAAAAGAGACGATTTAGGAAATCGTATGAAAGCATTTTATGAAGAGATTCCTAAGACAAAACTTATGAGAAGAACATCAGTTGCGGCTGGAGGTGGTAATAATAGGTAACAAAATATCATGTGATATGGAGAAATCTATAATTGACGATTATGAAAATGGTTATGGCACAGATATTTTAGCAGGAAAATATAAAATACACAGGGCAACAATTCAAAGATGTCTTAAAAGAAATAATATTGTATTAAGAAGGGTTTCCCCATACTCACATTATAATGTTCATTTTTTTGATCAATATACAGATGATTCTTGTTATTGGGCTGGTTTCATATTGGCAGATGGATATATAAGAGACGATAGAGATGCAACAGCAATACATTTATGTAATACTGATATGTCCCATTTATATAAAATAAGAGAATTGGTAAAATATGAAGGAAATATAAGTAATTCAAATAAAGAATGTTCAATTACTTTTACAGGAAAATGGTATAAAAAGGCTTTATATGATAATTATGAATTAACTCCAAGAAAAGCGCACACTGTAAAAATTTCAGATAAAATTCCAAAGGATAAATTATGCCATTATGTAAGAGGGATTTTTGATGGTGATGGTTGTATATATGATATTAATGGTTATCCAGTTATAAATTTCTCATCTACTTCAGATGATTTATTGTATCAATTAATTGATATTTTTAAAAGTGAAGTAAGTATTGAATTGCAGACTAAATTGAAACAGCCTCAGATACATGGAATTCAAGTGGCATATTCATGTAATAATGCAATGAAAATATTGAAATGGATGTATGAGAAATCTACATATTTAACTAGATTAGATAGAAAATATAACAAATATTTATCATACACAAATAAGCAATATGAAAAAATCAAATACTGTCAAAATATTACATTAGTTTAGTAGGAGGAATAAAAGTGGATACAAGTGATTTGGCAAATAGAATGAAAGATTATGAAAAACGTAACAGATATTATTTACAGAAAAGGTTGCCAGTAATCATCAGATTAGATTCAAGAGCTGGACACACATTTACAAAAGGTTTTAAAAGACCATTTGATGAAATCTTCATGAAAAGTATGCAAGAAACGGCAAAGTATTTGTGTGAGAATATACAAGGATGTCAATGTGCTTACATACAAAGTGACGAGATAACATTATTACTTGTAGATTATGGGAAACTAAATACTGAGTCATGGTTTGATTATAGAACCGATAAAATAATTTCTATTTCGGCTGCTATGGCTACGTTTGCTTTTAATAAATATTTCACAAGTAATGCTGGGATGTATATAGATGATTTTTATAAAGCATGGAATCATTCCGATATAGAAGAAAAATATGTTAAAGTTCTTGAAAAAGCAATAGAGATGGGATTAGTATTTGATTCTCGTGTATTTAATCTTCCAAAAGAAGAAGTTACAAACAACTTTTACTGGAGGCAATTAGATTGTTCCAGAAACAGTATTCAAATGGTAGGACAAGCAAATTTCAGTCATAAGAAATTACAGTATAAGTCCTGTAATGATATTCAGGATATGCTTATGACTCAGAAGGGTATTAATTGGAATGACTTACCTACATATCAGAAACGTGGGAGCTGCGTAGTAAGAAATAAAATTGTTTTGGAATCTGATGGTACAAAAGAGAAATGTATGTTGCGTGATCCGAAGCAAGGAGAAAACAATTGGATTATTGATAAGGATATTCCAATTTTCAAGGGAGATGGCAGAGAATATATTGAACAGTTTGTGAATGTAGGAGAGGAGTAAGTATGATAGCAATTAGTTATTCAGATTATTTGAAATATGGTTGTCCTTCATGTGGATGTGATAGTGCATCAGGAGGAAATGTTAGCGGTTATGGAACCAGTAGCGGAACTTGTAGAGAGTGTAATACAACGTTTGTGATATTGGCTGATGGAGAAAGAATGTCAAGCATTGGATATGGAACGGGAAGAAAAGATTCTAACGGAGAAACAATCTTTGAATATCCTGAATTACAACCACATCCAAGAAAAGGTACACCTT